AGGTCGGTGGAAAGCGTAACTTTGACAGCAACCACTGGAACTGCTGGGAACTTTGGAGTTGCATTATTCAAGATTCTTGGAGCGGTGTGTGTGGAAAATGCGCAGGGCATTAGTTGGAACGATATCATCACTGGTGGCTTTATTGGTGGGATTCCAGAGCTTTCAGATACAACACATTTAAGTTTGATGGGTATTTTTAGTAGTACTGCTTCAAATGGTGCTATGTCAATATTTATAGGAGAATCGTAATGGCAACTAGAAGATTTTTTGATGGAGCACAAATAGAGATTGGATCTCTACCAATAGTTAAATCAATAATTACAAAAATCTGGATAAAAATTTCTGGAGTTTGGAAACAAAGCACTCCTTATCTAAAAGTGTCAGGGGTTTGGAAAACAATCACTCCATATATTAAAGTGTCAGGGGTTTGGAAATAGGAGAAATTTATGCCTTTAGAACAATCAATTGAAATTTCAATTCCAGCGGGATCTGTAGCAAATAATATTACTACTGGCTTTGGAATCCAAAAAGTAGCAGACGCGGCACTAAATTCTTTAGCTAATGGTTCCACATTAAGCGGGCTAACTTACGAAAATGCCGCTGGTGCTATAAATGCAAAAGTAGAAATAATCTTGCAAAAAATCACTCCAACCGTTGGCGCTAATATTCAAATTGATAATGGTACTAATTTTTATCAAATTTCTATTGATACGACATCAAGCGCTAAAAAAATAGAATTTTTAGATATACCAGCTACATTTTTAACTAATTTCTCAATTATCAACAATACTGGCGTGGCACTTGCAAGCGGTGGTAATACTTGCGTAGTTTACCCTTTATGATAAAATTTAATTATGGATAGAAAAAAAATTAAACCAAAAAACGATTCTATAGTATTCGATCCTATTGCAAAAAAAAATATAGATTCACTTGGTCAATTTGTAATTTTTGATTCTTATTGGCAAAGAAGATTGCTTGATAATGAGATTGAAATCATTGACGAAACAGTTTTAACAGACGATAATTTAGACAAGCCAAAAAAAGGAAAATAATTTATGCCTATTAGTTTTAATGAAATCACAAATTTAAGAGTCCCTTATATTCGCGTAGAATATGATTCTTCAGCGGCGCTAGCAGGCCCATCAATTCAACCATACAAAGCTATGGCGCTTGGTTTAAAAACCAATGCAGGGACAGCAACGACTAATACAATTTACTCGGTTACTAGCGCAGACCAAGCCAAACTCCTATTTGGCCCAGGATCAGTTTTGCATAATATCGCACAATCCTATTTTGCTGATCCCGCAGTAACCGATTTTTCAGCGATTGCGGTAGCAGAACCAACTGGCGTAAACGCGACAGCTGGGATTTCTATTACAGGACCAGCAACAGCGGCGGGAACTATTGCGCTTTATATTGCTGGAAAAGTAGTTAATTTGGCTGTAGCTTCAGGCGATACAGCGGCAACAGTAGCAAGCGGTTTAGTTTCAGCGATCAATGCAAGAACTGATTTACCATGCACAGCGGCTATTGATGGCGTCAATAATTACGAAATAGATTTAACTGCTAAGCAGAAAGGCTTAGTCGGAAATTTGATTTCAGTACAAACAAATTTCTTTGAAACCGATTCAACTCCAGCGGGATTAGTTTTAACTATTACTGGTTTTGCTTCAGGATCTGGCAACCCATCATTGACAAGCGCTTTTGCGGCTATGGGCGACACTCATTACAATATTTTGATTTCCCCATGGACTGATACAACTACTTTAGACGCAATCGAACTAGAGCTTGATTCCAGAGGTTCAGCGTCAAGAATGATAGAAGCTATTTGCTTTAGCGCTTTAGCTGATACTGTTTCAAATGCGAATATAGTCGGCAATTCACAGAACTCTAAGTGGCTATCTATTGCAAATATTAAAGGATGCCCAAACCTAGGCTATGAAATTGCGGCGGCAATTGCAAAAAAAGTAATGATTGCTGGCAATATTGATCCTGCTAGACCTTTCCAAACTTTAAGTTTGACTGGGATTATAGCTCCAAAAGTAGCAAATAGAAATACTGTTGCAGAGCAAGAATCACAACTTAACAACGGGATTTCAACTATTAATATTTCTAGTACTGGCGAGGTAGCAATACAAAGATTGATCACCACTTACAAAACAAACGCTGGCGGATCTCCAGATACATCATACCTAGATGTAAACACTTTATTGACTCTTTCTTATATCAGATATGATTTTAGAAATTCACTAGCGCTAAAATTCCCGCGTCATAAACTAGCAAACGATTCAGACAGAATTGCGGCTGGTCAAGCAGTCATAACTCCAATGATTGGCAAAGCTCATGCAATTGCTAAATTTAGAGAATGGGAAAATATGGTACTGGTAGAAGATTTTAATCAGTTTAAAGCTGATCTAGTAGTTGAAAGAAACGCTCAAAATCCAAACAGATTAGATTTCTTACTACCAATTAATTTAGTTAATCAATTCTTACAAGCAGGGGTAAAATTAGGATTTATTCTATAAAAGGAAATTATGGCAATACATAGACGCGGTGGGATTTTATCATTTAACATAGACGGACAAGTTTACGAGGCTAAAGGAAACTTTACTTACAATCTTGGATACCCGCTCAGAGAAGAGGTTATAGGTGCTGATGGCGTACATGGCTACAAAGAAACACATCAAGCTAGTTATATCGAAGGCGAGTTTACCGATTCAGTAAACGTAGATTTAGCGGCTTTGGTGAATATTTCTGATGTAACTGTTACGCTTTCACTTGGCAACGGCAAAGCGATAGTTTTGCGCCAAGCTTGGTACTCAGGGGACGGCAATGTTCAAACTGAAGAGGGAAATATCACAGTTAAATTTACATCGCGCTTTCCAGCTGATGAGATTCAATAACAAATAAAAAAAAGGACTTGCAACCATGGAAATTAAAACAATAAAATTTGAAGATAAAGATGTCGAGATTCTTTATGATGAGACAAAAGACGCGGTAATTGTCAAACTAGAAAAACCGCTAACTTTTGGGCAAGAGGTTTACACCGAACTAGAATTTTTAGCTCCAACTTGGGAAGTTTTAGATTCTATCGACTTAACTAAAATCGGTTATCAAAATATTAGAAAGCTAGCTTCCAAAATGTGCGGTTTAGATTCGGCGAGACTTGGCAGAATCAAAGGGCAAGACATCAAAAAAATTATATCGGCGGTTATGTATTTTTTGCAGGAGTCCCTGGGCGACAAGACTTAAACGAGACAATCGAATTGCTGGCGGGCTATCCGTTTTACATTTCGCCAAAAGAGTTATACAATATGACTATTAAGCAATTGTTTTTTTGGTCAGAACGAGCAATAAAAAGAATAAATTTTGACATAAAGAAAGGCTTGATTGGTAAATATTAACTATGGCGGCTAACTCTTTTCCATTTTTTATAAAAATCAAAGGCATAGATGAAGTTTCTGGGATGTTTAGCAAACTTCAACGTCAAGTTTCTAATGTCGGAAAATCATTTCAGAAACTCGGTACTGAACTGACTTTCAGCGTTACAGCTCCTTTAGCGGCGCTTGGTACTTTTGCTGTTAAAAACTTTCTTACGCAAGAAGATGCGCTAGCACAAGTTAGAACCAGATTAAAAGAAGTCGGCGATCAGGTCGGAATCACAGAGAAACAATTTGCAAGTGTAGCGGAAACTTTACAATTTCAAACTCTTTTTGGTGATGAGGAAATATTGCGAGATGTAACTACTCAGCTTTTAACTTTTACTAATATCACTGGCAAAAACTTTTTAGATACACAAAAAGCGGTTTTAGATGTTGCAACAGTAACAAAGAAAGGACTTTTACCAACAGCTATCCAGCTTGGTAAGGCTTTAAACGATCCAGTTAAAAACCTTAAAGCTCTTTCTAAATCAGGGATTCAGTTTAGCGAATCACAAACAGCGCTAATCAAAAACTTAGCTACAACAGGCAGATTAGCAGAAGCGCAAGCGCTAATTTTAGAGGAATTGCAAAGGCAATACGGCGGCGCGGCTGAAGCGGCTTCAGATGTAAACCCATATAAAAAGCTAGAGAACGCTTTTGGGGATTTACTGGAACCCTTTGGAAAAATTATAAATGAAATGCTTAAACCCTTAGTAGGATTGCTTCAACAGGCGGTCGGTTTTGTAAATGGTTTATCAGACTCGGTTAAAAAGAAAATTGTAATTTTTGGACTTTTGGCGGCAACTATTGGCCCATTAATATTTTTGATTGGTAGTTTAGCGGCGATAATTGGAGCGGCAACATTTGAAATAGCGGCAATTGCTGGGGGCTTTATTGCGGCGGCGGCTTTGATTATTACTTTCTGGGAACCAATCTCAGCGTTTTTTATTGGCTTTTGGGATGGTCTCAAAGAGGGTTTTAAAGGTGCTAATTTTGAATTTGGAGCGCTTGGAAAGTTTCTTAATACCTTAGGTATCATATCCAAAAAGATTTTTTCTGCAATGGGCTTGGATATGGGATCTACAATAAAAATTGCTGAAGCGCTAGGCAAAGCAATTGGTTTTGTAGTCGGCGCAGTATTGAAATTAGCAGGCTTGCTTACTGGCGTGGTGGGTTTAATTCCATCTATAAACGCAGTTAATACTAGCGGTCCAGTCGGTAGAACTAACAACCGAATCCCGCTCGGTACTGGTGATTTGAACTTTTCTAATACAGCTTTTAATTCAATTCCTGGACAAGTAGAAGTTACGTTTAGCAATCTACCACAGGGCGCAAAGGTATTTAAAAACAACAGCTCTAATATCAAAAATCTAAATGTCGGTTATGCGTTACCTGGAGTTTAAAAAATGAATTGGCAAAATCAAATACAACCTGGATCCTTTAAAAATGTAAACTTTAACACTAGAAGCACTAATACAACTTTTGGCAGAAATCTTATTAGCTATTCATATCTTTTAACCGAAGATGTAGTAACGCAGGATCTTGGTAGAAAGTCAGAGCAATACAATCTTGAAATATTTTTTATTGGCGCTAACTATATGCAAGACCGCGACAATTTTCTAAATGCGGTTAATAATGCAGAACCTGGAATTTTAGTACATCCCTATATTGGCCAGAAAAATGTTTATATCCAAAATTATTCTTTATCAGAATCCGCAGAAGATGGCGGAATCGCTTTTTTAAATGTTACTTTCGTAGAGGCTGGAAAAAATAAATTTCCGCAGATTACAGAAGATAGTAATTTTAATTTAATCAACTCAGCAGAAAATTTGGAATCAGTAGCTTTTGACAATTTTGTTTTAAATACAATTGTAAACGGGGTTCCAGAATACACGCGGCAAGTAATTGGCTTGGTTTCTCAGCCAATATTTTCTAATTTATTGCGTCAAATAAATCTTGGTTCTTTTGTCGGCGCGGTAACTCAAGAAATACTTGGATCGCGTACTTACCAAATTGCGTATGCGACATTAAAAGCTAACTTAGATACTTTAATTAATCCCTCATCATCATTTTTGGCGGATACAAGAAATTTTGCAGGGTTTATAATTGATACTTTTAATTTAATAAACGAAACTGGCCCTAATGGCAAGAGCGCCAATAAAGTTTTGAAAGAAACTCAAAATGTAAGCTATCCAACAGTCAGCGAGTACACTTCAGTAAACAAAGCACAAAATGGAAATGCAAAGGCGACAGCAAGATTAATAGAGACCGCTGGTTTTGCTAACAAAGCTAAATCAGTTACTAATATGACTTTTGAATCTAGACAAGAAGCTAATCAAATTAAAAATGATTTAGTGGCAGAGGCAAACACGCTTATTAACAGCTCTTCAGAGGATTCAGAATTTAACGCTTTAAAAAATCTAAAAGCTAATATTGTAAGATCGCTCCCGCCAAGCAATATTGATTTACCAGAACTAAAAACTTTTTATACCAAAGGTATTACATCCAGCTTGGTTTTTGCTTATAAAATTTACGGGAATATAGACTTAGAAAGCGATATAGTGGCAAGAAACAAAATCAGGCATCCAGGCTTTATAGATCCTAATAAAAAAATAGAGGCTATTATTAATGCGTGATAAATTGTCAGTAATTGTTAATGGTGCAATTTACGAAAATTTCAGGCAAGTGGAAATAAAAAAATCTATTGAAAATTTATCTAGTAGTTACAGTTTTAAAATCACGCAACCAGATATTTTTAATTTTATTCCTGGAAACACAATAAAAATTTTAATTGCAAACCAGCCAATTATTACAGGCTATTTGGAAAGTGTTTCAATTGATGGTTCAGATACAAGTTTTGACATACTTATCAATGGCCGGGACAAAACAGCAGATTTAATCGACTCCAGCGCGGTTTTTACATCAAGCGAATTTACAAATCTATCTTATTTACAATTTGCCCAAAAGCTTACTACAAACTTTAAAATCAATATCATCTCTAAAACAGAAAAAGCCAATACTAAATTTTCTAAAATCACACTTCAGCAAGGAACCGTTTTTGAAGAGCTAGAAAGAGAAGCCCGCAGGATCGGAGTTTTTCTATATTCAGATATAAACGGCGATTTAGTGATTGATGAGATCGGGAACTCAATAAATCAAACGCGTTTAGTATGCCCTGGCAATATTTTAAAATTTAATTCAGATGTTGATATTAGCTCCAGGTTTAGCGAGTATACAATCAAAGGACAGCAAACTAGCGCTAATGATGATAGTTTGACAGCAGATCAGCAAGTCTCAGTTAGGGCAAAATGCCAAGATCAGAATATCGAACGTTATAGACCATTTGTTTTAATTGCGTCAGGTGCTATCAATACAGCTCAAGCAAAAGCGCGGATTGAATGGGAAGCGGCAGTTAGAGCGGCAAGATCTCAAACGCTTTCAATACAGCTAGATGGCTGGACTGATTCAGGTGCTAATCTTTGGCAAGTAAACCAATTAATTGCAGTAGATATAGCGCCGATTCGCTTTAGAAAATATATGCTAATAAAATCAATATCTTTTACTTATGATGACATTACAGGACAAACAACAGATTTAGAACTGGTACATCCAGATTCATATTTGCCAGAGCCCGTTATAAAAAAACAAGATTTAGAGGATTCAATACTTTTAAAATGAAAGAGCTAATCACAGACTTAAAAAGAAAAATTTTGATGGCGCTTGGGATCGGGATCCTTAGAATTATTGACGATACTAAGAAGATCCAAAAAGTACAAATTTCATTGATGGAAAATGAAACGCATAATGACGTAGATCGTTATCAAGATTACGGCTTTAGCTCGGTTCCAGTTTCTGGATGTCAAGCGCTTTTGGTTTCGCTTGGTGGATCTAGGGACAATAGCATAGTTATAGCAACTGAAGATACACGCTACAGACCAATAAATTTAAACGCTGGCGAAGTGGTGATTTACAATAATTTTGGCGATAAGATCCATTTTAAGCAAAATAGAATTATTGAAATCACAGCTCCAAACGTAAAAATTAATGGCAATCTTCAAGTAACTGGTGATATTCTAGACAATTCAGGAACCAATACTAGGACTGTTTCGGCTATGAGAAGCCAGTACAACGGGCACACTCATCCAGGCGGTAGTACTCCAAGTTTACCAATGTAAGTTATAATTTTTTTATGGCAGATATAGGCTTAATTTGGAAAGATGGTTTAGCTGATATTTTGCTAAATGAATCAAACACAGATTTACAAACTGGGCAAGATCTCAAAACAGCTATTTTAGTTTCACTTTTTACCGATCAAAGAGCAAACAAAGATGATCTTTTGCCTGATGAAGATCCGCGCGGCTGGTGGGCTTCAGATGTCGGGTCTTTACTATGGCTTTTGGCAAGATCAAAAACTACAATTGAAAATTTAGAGAAAGGCATCAGCTATATTAAAAACGCTCTTAATTGGCTTATTGTACAGGAAATCGCTAAAAGCATTTCAGTTTCTGGATACTTAGAAAATAAATCTAAATTTACATTTATAATAAAAATCAAAAAGTCAGATAGTAACCGCTATAACTATTTATGGGAAAATATCAACAGCGAAAATTATACTTTTGACAGGAGCGAATATTTAATTCTATTCGAATAAAAAAAATATGCCATTAATAAAACCAACACTAGAGCAAATAATACAAAGAATTGAAACCGATTTACAAAGTGAATTGAACTCATCTCCATTTCTGGATGGGTCATTTTTAAGAGCTTTAGCAAACGCAAACGCTGGTGCTTTTTATGGTCTTTATGGCTTCTTGCAAACCCTATCAAAAGAAGCTTTACCAGATAACGCAATTGGGGATTTTTTAAATTCTTGGGCGACTGTTTACGGGGTAGCGCGCAACGCTGGAACTTACGCGGCTGGAAATGCTACTTTTACGGGCACAAATGGAACTTTGATTCCTAGCGGAACCTTACTTATTTCTGATACTGATATAACTTACAAAACTACATCAGGCGTAACAATTGCAACTGGAACCGCAATCGCTCCAATCGTGGCTTTGGCTCCAGGATTAGCGGGGAATCTTGCGGCTGGCGCAAGTTTGACTCTTTTAAATCCCATCAACCTAATTAATAACTCAGTAACTGTAGCTTCAGGCGGTTTGACTGGCGGATTAGATCAAGAAACAGACACAGAGCTTAGAGCAAGAATTATTAGCAGAATCCAAACTCCGCCTCAAGGTGGATCAGCAAACGATTATAAAAATTGGGCTGAATCGGTTTCTGGCGTGGGTGAAGCTTACGTTATTCCATTTTTAAACGGCGCTGGTACAGTGGGAATCTATCTTACTTCTCAAGATCCAGAGAATATCGTCCCATCTAACACAGTGGTTACAAATGTAAAAAACTATATTGAAGAGCCATCAAGAAAGCCAATTACAGCAAATTTGACAGTCAGCGCGGTTTCGACTACAGCCCAAAATTTTACAATTGATATTAACCCAGATACACCAGAAATTAGGGCAAATATTACAAATGCTTTAAAAGATCTTTTGGCAAGAGAAAGAAAACCCGCTGATACAGTCAGTAATACAATCGTAGGATGGACTTTACTGCTTTCCAAAGTCAGAGAAGCGGTTTCAAATGCGGCTGGCGAAAATGATAACTCGGTAACAGTCCCATCCGCTAATGTGCAATATTCGATTGGACAGGTTCCAATTTTGGGGACAATAACTTGGATATAACAGCGTACAAAAATTTACTAAATCAATTATTGCCAGAGGGTTTGGCTTGGAATAAAAGCCCAGATTCAACACTGCAAAAATTACTAAGTGGCGAGGCTATCGAATATGCGCGGCTTGAAGAGGAAGCTCTAAAAGTAATCAAAGAAATCAACCCTTTGACAACGAACGATCTTTTACAAGAGTGGATAAATGTAGCACTTGGCGATCATAGATGTAACGGCTTATCTAATAATGGTGATGAGCTTAAAAAAGCGGTTTTAGCTAGATTGGCTTCAATTGGTGGCGCTGATAGAATTTATTTCCAAGAGGTGGCAAAGGCCGCAGGCTTTTTGGTTAGGGTTATAGATGATTTTGAAGTTTTTAGAGCAGGCTTAAATCGTTGCGGTGATAGAGTTTTAGGTCAAGATTTTGTTTATTATTTTATCGTTAGAGCGAGACTCACAAACGAAAGAGATTTTAGGGCTGGAACTGGTAGAGCAGGCGACAATCTATTATATTTTGGCAATTCACTTTTGGTATGTACTTTAAATGAAATCAAACCCGCGCACGTGGGAATCATTTTTGCTTATGAAGATGTTGTTATAAATTTATCTGGTAGTATCCAGCCAGTTTTTGACATGGCACTAAGTTAGGCTATAATAGAATTATGAAACGTGTTGATAATGGTTCACAAGTAGCAGGAAATTTATATACAGATGGCAATCCATCAACGGGGGTTCTTGGAACTGTAGTAGACGCTTCTTGCTTAAATGCAATTCAAGAAGAGATTGTAAACGTAGTTTTAGACGCAAATAGCGGCGTAGCTTCTTTAAGCCAAAACAATTCAACCCTAACTCAATTAAACACAGCAATCAAAGGAATAATTGATTCTAAGATTTTAGCAACTGATGGAATCATGGTAAAAAACACTCAAGCCAGCTTGGGCAGTAATTCAATAGTTACAGCAACCAGCGCAACCGCTAGCGGTTTAAGTGTTGCTTACACTCCAATAGTAAACACTAACGATAGATATATATACGGGGTAATTGATTGGAATGTAAACGACCCTGACGGGCCCGTGGCAGAGGCTTACATAGAATTACAATTTTCAACTGACAACAGCACTTGGACAACGCTAGAAACATACACTAGAAGCGCAAATCTTGGAGCTGGTGCAAAAGAAGTTAAAGTTACAGAAGCTACTCAATTAGCTTCAGACGCTATTACAACTTCTACAACATATCAAGCAACAGGACTTAGTTTGGCATACACACCAATCAATGGCGCAAATATCCGCTATGTTGAATTTCAAGGGAACATGAATACTGTTGATAACTCAGATGGTCAGGCTTCAAATCAAGTACAACTTCAATATTCAAATGACAATAGCACTTGGAGTAGCTTATCAACTATTACTAATCAACAAGTAACACCATCTGCAAATACAGGGCAGATTATTGCATTTTTTGATTCAGTTAGACATAATCAAACAACTACTACTCCATATTACAGAGTGGCTCACAGGTCAAACCCGTCAAATGGTGGCACTAGCTATATAAACGCTGGTGCAAATCTAAGAGTACGAGAAGTAGAAGAACAATATGTGATTAACAACAGAAATCCAATAACATTTTTTGTTAAGCACAATCTAAATACAGGAACTCCTTATTATAGAGTGGCTCACAGAGTTCTTTCTGGAGATCAATCTACAATTTACACAGGCTCGGTTTTAAGAGTGATGGAGTTTAGTTAATTATGAACCAAGATTTATTAGACATAGCAAATTATTTTATAGAGGATCATCCAGAATTTAATATTCTTGATGGTGAACTTACTTTTTTAGATGGATTTTCTCCAACAGACACGCAGAAAAAAAAGGCGATATTAGAGCAACGGAAAAAAAGAAAAACCGCTGAAGTAGAAGCGCGTTATTCTAAGTTAAGATCAGAATATCTAACGGACGGCGCTCTAATGTCGTTAATTTATACCTTAAAATCAAAACAAGCAAAAGACTATTTAAACCATGAGCCAGGTTCTTATGAGCTTTTGCAGGCTAGTGTAGACGCTGGCGAAGCGGCTAATCTTGATGAGGCGGCTAATTTAATAATCGCCAAAGAAACAAGTTTATTAGTTATCGCTGGCCAGTTAGAAACTGAAAGACTATCTTTAAAAAAACAAATTAATGAAGCTAAATCTATCACTGCTTTAGAGGCTATCCTATAATGCTTGGAATCGCTGATACTATTATTGGCGTTTTTGGTGAAACTCTTGATAAGTTTTTGCCAGATCAAAACAAAAAGCTAGAAGCACTAGCAGAGGTTAGAGCAAAGATCTTAGAAAATGAAGCAAAGATTTTGGCGATCGCTGGCGATATAGTCGGCAAAGAGACAGTTTCAGAAAGATGGTATCAAAACGCTTGGCGGCCTGCTTTGATGTGGATCATCATTGTAATAATTTTTAATAACTTTTTATTAGCGCCGTATGTCGGTATGATTTTTGGTTATGATCTTTCTTTAGATGTTGATGTAAACTCTTTACCAGAAGAGCTTTGGCGCGCAATTGATATTGGTCTTGGCGGCTATGTAATTGGCAGATCAGCAGAAAAAATAGTTAAGGATTTAAAAAAGAAAAAATGATAACCGCAAAAATAATTTTATTTAAAAACCACGAAAAAAATTTAGTAGATAAGCTAATAAAATTTTTTACTAACTCTAATTTTAGGCACGCTGGAATCGTATTTCCAGTTAATACTAGCAATTTGATTTTTGAATCGACAGGATGGTCAAACGGGGTAATTAGCAATCGTAAATTGTCAGATGTACCAATTGGTGATTATATTTCAATTGATCTAGAGCTTGATCACGCTTGCTTTGATTTTGCTATGGAGTCTATAGGCAAAAAATACGACTGGCGCGGTTTCTTTTTATGGAATTTTAATAGAGACGTAAAAAGTAGATTTTACTGTTTTGAATTTATTTTAGAAATCGTTAAGCGCGATCCAAAATATCAAAAGCTAGCTTCAGTACTAAAAAACAAATCGGTATCGGGACAAGATATTTATAATATAACTTATGAAATTTGTTAAGCCAGTCAGAAGAGTAGAAAAAGTTTTTTTGCATTGTAGCGATTCAGATTATAAAATCCATGATGATATTTCTATAATAAAAAAATGGCACGTAGAGGAAAATAAGTGGTCGGATGTCGGCTATCATTTTTTCATAAAAAAAGATGGAACAATTCAAGAGGGTAGAAAACTAGACCGAATCCCAGCGGCGCAAGTAGGGCACAATACAGGCTCGATTGCTATATGCTTATCTGGCAAGATAGACTTTACTAAAAAACAATTTGAATCACTTTTTAACTTATGCTTACAGATTGATACAGCTTATAAATCTGCTATTACATTTCATGGACATAAAGAGGTAGCTTCTGGCAGATCATGCCCAAATTTTGACTATCAAAAAGTTTTAAATCTAAAAAATGGTAAAATTATAAAATAATGATTAAAGCTCTTCAGCTTTATACGAATTTTTTAGTAAAAAATCCAGCTTTTGGAGTCTATGCTCTTGGCGCTAAGATTTTAATTGGTTCAATGCTTTACTATGAAATTCGCGATAAAATGCGCGGGGATGGAGAGCAATTAGCAAAAAGGGAATAATGCAACTATGAAAATGTTCACAGATGAGGAATCACTAGCGTTAGAGATTGCGATCTACAAAGGGCGCGTAACCAGAAAAATGTTAATGGAGCAATTAAAATGCCATAGAACTCATGCTTGGCGGGTTTTAAGAACTTTGCTTGATAGAAAATTTCTTACAAAGCGCGGGATAGGAACTCAAACTTACTATTTGGCTACTTTTTCAGCCGCTCAATGTACTCATTAACATCTTTTTTTTGGTAACGAAAAATCCCATTAAAATTTAGAGCTGGCGGGCCAATATTTTTTTTCCGCCAGTTTTCTAATGTTTGGCTAGAAACTTTTAAAAGTTTTGCTAGCTCTTTAGTAGTGTAGAAATCATCCATCAACTGTAGAATCAGAATAAACTAAATCGTTAATATGCGGAACAAGATCCTGATATAAATTGCCAATCTGGTTATATAGCTCGGCAGGAACTTCAGAAATACAATCCATGTCGATATTAAACCAGCTTTTTGTTTTATAGGTATCTTCAAAACTTTTCAAGCGGTACTTAAATCTGAAAGATGGTTTATTGCCTTTAGATTTTATTAGAGTATTGAATTTTAAAGCCATCTTATGGCGAGTCTTTTGGAATTCGACTTTAGAGATTTCGTAATTTTCATTGATGACTATATATAAGTAGGTTTCAAAAATCTTATGTTCAAAATCCAGCTCAGGATCTATATAGTATCCAGTATCAGGAACTTTTTTTGCTGTAGCTGGTAGCGCTGGAATCTTTTTAAAGCTAGCGTCCGAAATATCTTTAGGAATTCTAATATCATAAAATTTTGTTATATGCAAAGGAATTACATCTATTGTTTCGCTAAATGCGTTAGTAATATTGTTGAAAAACATCCCAGCTCTAATATCTTTATTTTTTTTCAAAATAAATTTTGAATTGTCTTGAACAAGTATAATTTCTGGAATTTTTAAATCTTCAAATCCAATCGCTTCATGCCCAGTATTTACAAAATCCTGATAGACTGGCTCAGGAATTAAATTTGTAGCTGGTTTAGTATCATCTAGTATAGTTATATCTTTTTTCATATATTTGTATTATGCTGTAAAGAATTAAATTTGTCAAATATTGCAAAATAAGGTTTGACATAGTCGGTATAGGTGGTATAGTAAAATAGTATCAATGGTATCACTTAGAGACTATCAAGAAGATTTTATTCAAGAGCTTAGAAAAGCAATCAGAGCGGGCTATAAATCTATTTGCGCTGTATTGCCTACTGGCGCTGGAAAGACCATTGTAACTGGCTTTATGATAGAAAGATCTATCAAAGAAAAAAATCTAAATTGCTGGTTTATCGTACACAGAAACGAACTAATTACTCAGACAGCGGCTAAGTTTGATCTATTCAATTTGGATTATGGGTTTATAACAGCCAAAGAAAAGTTTAAAAGCGCAAAGCTCCAGTTATGTATGAATTTAACTCTTTTAAAAAGAATAGACACGATCCCAGAGGCTGATTTGCCAGATATTGTCTATATAGATGAGGCCCATCATTGTAAGGCTAATACATATCAAGTTTTAATTGCAAAGCTAAAAGAAAAAAAGCCAAATCTAATCATTATCGGGCTAACAGCAACACCAAAGCGACTAGATGGAAAGGGGCTTGCTGATTGCTTCCAGATCATAGTAGAGGGGCCAAAAGTAAAAGATCTAATGGCTCAAAAAGCACTTGCAAAATATAAAATTTTTGCTTGGCCAAATAAAATGGATTATAAAAAAATAAAATCTAAATTTGGGGACTACGATTCACAAGAAACAGCAAACCAAATTGAAAAAGCGGATATTTTTGGGGATCTGGTTTGGAATTATCGTAGATACTTAGACGGAAAAAAAATGATAGTATTCGCTCAGAATGTAGCACATGCAAAGAAAATTAAAGAGATCTATAATAACGCTGGAATACCAGCAGACCATCTAGACGGGACTATGTCAGACTATGACAGAAAAACAATAGTCGAACGTTTTAAAACTGGGGAAATAAAAGTTATTGTAAATGTCTACTTGATAAGCGAGGGTTTCGACACTCCAGAATGTGCAGGCGTGCAACTGGTTAGAAAAACTAAATCAGAAGCGCTTTACTTGCAGATGGTCGGGCGCGCTCTCAGACCAGAACCAGACAAGGAATATTCCATCATCCTAGACCATTGTCAGAATTGGGAAGAGAACGGGTTTCCTGATGATGACAGAACTTGGCTCTTGGAATATCCAAAAAAGAAAAAGTCAGATCACGTAGCGCCAACCAAAAGATGTTTTTATTGTTTTGCAATAAACCACGTTTCTGCTAGAGCTTGCTCAGAATGTGATCACATTTTCCCAAAGCCAGACACAAAAGAAAAAAAAGCGATTGGTGGAGACTTAGTTTATATTGATAAAGACGGGATCCGCAGACAATTTGCTAATAAAGAAGAAAAGAATTATTATATTAAAACACAGATGAGAATCTGTAAGACCGAACAAGATTTTAAAAATTTGGCGCTTGCAGTCGGGTACAAACCATCTTGGGGATACGTACAATATCAAATCAGAATCAAAAAATCTAAGGGAAATTTTTACGGAATTAAACAAGGGTGGAATTCGACTTTTTAGGAATAATATCGGCTTGGCTTATTATGCAGAAAAAAAAGATACAATTAAAAAATCAGATCTTCTTATACTCAAGAACCCAATTCCAGTCAAATACGGGCTGGAGCGCGGTTCCTCAGATCTTATCGGCTTTACTAGCATTGAAATATTACCCGAAATGGTCGGGCAAAAAATCGCAGTTTTTACAGCGATTGAAGTTAAATCTGATACTGGCAAACTATCACCAGAGCAAGAAAATTTTATCAACATGGTCAAACATTTTGGCGGAATCGCTGGGATGGCAACTTGTGTTGATGAGGCTAGGGAAATAATCAAAAAAAAAGCCAGTAAATAAAAATTACTGGCTGGGCTTGCAACCATGAATAATAATAATACGAATTACGATATAAGTAAAATCAAAGATGCGTCAAACGGAAATTGGCACTCCATCTTAACTAGCTTTGGCGTCAATATCGACTCCAGAAAGAAACATCAACCATGCCCAATATGCGGCGGCGAAGATCGCTTTAGATTCGATAACCAGCGCGGTGATGGGACTTGGTACTGCTCACAAGGTGAATCAACGCACGCAGGCAAGCGCTCCGCTGGTGATGGATTTTCACTTTTAAACGATTATAATAATGGGGACTTACAAAAGACCATTAAACAGCTTGGCGACTATCTCGGGCTTGCTGGCGAATCATACCGGCCAAAAGTAAATGTATTAAAAGAAAATGTTTTTACTCCAGTTTATTTTATTTCCAAAGATAAGACCAAAAAAATTAAACCTGTAAAAGTTTGGGAATGGGCTCAAGATGAACATGGCTTTCAATGGTATCTTGCGCGCGTGGAATGGATCAAGGATAACGAAAGCAAAAAAATCGTTTATCAAATTAAATACAATTCACTGACAAACCGATTCGAACAAGGCGCTTTTGATGGGCTTAGACCGATACTTGGAAAGATCACTACTGATAAAGTCATAATTGTAGAGGGTGAAAAAACAAGAGACGCGGCGGAAGCACTACTTAAAGATCAAGGCTTTAGTGCTATTACTTGGGTCGGCGGCGCAAACGCTTGCAATTTGACAGACTGGTCAGCACTATTTAAAAAAGAAGTTTACTTATTCCCCGATAATGATGAGCAGGGAATCAAAGCTATGAAGCAGATCGCAAAGATCGCAAAGTCTTTTGCTAGTGAGGTATATCTAATTAACCCGCCAGCTCGTGAATCATCTGGCTGGGATCTTGGGGACGCGCTAGAAGCTGGATGGTCTAAGTTATTCACTTATAACTATATTTGCGACAATCTGATAAGTCTTGAAACTGCCAAAGAAGATGAGAACGAAAAATTTAAAATTTTGGGCTATGATGGCGGCACTTATTACTTTTTATCCAAGCTCCAAAAGACAGTCATATCTATAACTGATACCCAATTCAGTCCCGAAAAACTTTACAGGCTTAAACCGCAACAGGCTTGGTTTGAAGAGTACGCAGATCAAGAAACGGGCAAACTGGTTTGGGCTCAGGTTTACGCAGATTTAATTGATAAGTCTATCAAGGTAGGCAAGTATAACCAGCAAAAGATCAGAGGCGCTGGCGTTTACCTAGACCGAAATAGAAAGGTTTTTAACTTAGGAAACAAAGTACTTCTTGATGGTGAAATAGTCGATAATTTCGATTTTCCTAGTAATTATATTTATGAGAATCGAACCGAAATAAAGCTTGATATTTCCCAGCCGCTAAATCAAGAGGATTTAAAGTTTATATATTTGCTAATTAATAGTTTTTCTTGGACTAACAAAATTAACGCAGATTTGTTTATAGGTGGTTTAATCCTGGCTCCAATTTGCGGCGCGCTCCGCTGGAGACCTCATCTATGGCTAACTGGCCCAGCTGGATCTGGAAAATCTACTATCTTTGAAAATCTAATACTATCTCTTTTGGATGGACTTGCAGAGGGCGTCGAGGGTGAGACAACAGAAGCGGGGATCCGCCAGAAAATGCAATCAGACGCTAGACCCGTAATATTTGAAGAGGCGGAAATGGATTCTTTTTCTGCTAAAAAGACCATGGAAAAAATTATTACTTTAGCGCGACAAGCGAGTACAGAAACCAGAACCAAAATCCTCAAAGGTTCAATAAACAATCAGTCGGTGGAATATCAAATCAAGTCAATGTTTATTTTCGCTTCAGTACAAGTAGGACTCAAAACAAAAGCAGACAAAGACAGAACCGCAGTTTTATCTCTTGATAAAAACAAATCTAATCTTAATCAGGAATACGCGCAAATCCAAAAGATGTTAAACAAATTATCTAAGATTGAAAATCTATCAGGCAAATGGGCGCGGCTGGCTTATAACAATCTAATGATAATCAGACACAACAGCGAGTTATTTTCTGATGTCATCTCCGAAAAATATACTAAGCGCTTTGGCGATCAATACGGCACTTTACTTGCGGCAAAAGCAATCGTAGACCAGCCAGGAAAGATATTTATTGACATCCAAGAAGCGCGCAACTATCTGGACAAATACGATCTATCAATTTTTGAAAATATCGTAACTGATACGCAGGAAAAAGATATTTTGCAAACTATCTTGCAGTCAGAGATGAAAATCGAATTAGACCGCGTATACACTTACACGATCGCCCAGATGATTGATAAAGCGCTGGATTACAAGAATTTAGAAGATAAACAATACTACATTGATAAATTGCTATCAGTCGGAATTAAGATTGATAACCAAAAAGATCTAGTATTCTTTTCCGTTAAATCAAAAGCAATTGAAAAATATTGCGGCTTTAATGGCAATTTCTGGCATGAGTATTTAGAGCGGATCCCTGGAATTTCAAAACCCAAAAACGCAATTCGTTTTGGGAATAGCTTTCCAAGGTCAATAGCGGTTCAAATCCCGCTCAGCCAGATACTAGACAAGGAAAAAGACAAAGACAAAGGCGAGGTATTATTTCCATGAAAAAAACAATAATAGAAACAAATAAATTTTTTGCAGAAAAAACATTTTTTGGCAAGAAACCACACAAGCTATATTACAGCGAAAAATTAAAGCTCAATTACATCATCATGCTAGACACAAGAGAGTTTATTTTTGAAGATGGAGTTACTTATACTGGTGATGAGGTTTTGCTAATCCAGGAAAATAAAGATACCAATATGATCGACGCAATCCACGCGCTAAAAAAAGAATTTAACGGGAGCTATATAATCAAATGAAATATAAATTAACAGATGAAACAATAGAACTCAACGGCAAAACACTTTTTAGAATCCAGGCTTTAAAAGACTTTGGTGATGTAAAAGCTGGAGATTTAGGCGGATACATAGAATCTGAAAAAAACCTAAGCCAAGA